CAGACAGTAAAATACCAAAATGCAAAATATAGTTGAAATTAAGCAAAATTTAAATAAGAATCTTATTAGGATAGGCATTACCTTGAGTAATTACTGCAATTTTAAATGCTGGTATTGCTGGCCTGGTTCAAATGAAGGTACTATAAAATATCCTGACTTAGATATGATTGTACCTAACCTTACACATTTTCTTGAATACTATAAAAAAAATACTAGCAAAACAAAATTTGATTTTAATCTGGCAGGCGGCGAACCTACTAATTGGAAACAGTTCATACCCTTTGTTTCTTATTTTAAAAAGAACTACAATGTTAAGATTACTGTACATACTAACGGAAGCAGAAAATTAGACTGGTGGGCTAAAGCATATCCATATCTAGATAATGTTGCTATTAGTGTTCATCACGAATTTGTCGATATAAATCATATTAGAGAAGTAGCAGATTTTTTATACAGTAAACATGTTCCAGTTTATGCACAAGTCTTAATGGATCCGTTACATTGGGACAAGTGTATGGCAATTGTTGAAGACTTAAAAAAAAGCAAGTATCATTGGTCGATACGATATAATGAGGTAGTACATCCAACTTTGACATATACAAAAGAACAACAAGATGTTGTTAATTCTGTCAGAGCAAGAGGACAACTATGGTGGTGGTTTCTATTACATAACCGTAGTTACATAATTAAAACAGTAATAGTTGATGAGAATAACAAGACCAAAACAGTATCTGAAAATCATATATTATTGAATAAACTGAATAAGTTCAAAGGCTGGCAATGCAATTTAGGAATCGACTGGGTCAATATTGGCAATGATGGCAGCATTACTGGATACTGTCCTAATAAATTATTTAATATTGATACTGTCTATAATTTGTTTGATTTAGATTTTAAAGAAAAATTTAATCCTGTAATTGTGCCTGTCACATGTGAACAAGATGCTTGTGTTTGTGTACTTGATACAAACATGCCGAAGAAAAAGATTAACAATACAGCTACACAGAAAAAAATAATTCCAATTCTTGCAATTTAAAAAATATGAACATAGACACTGAACACTTACATTATTGGATGAACGCTATTAGACAAAGCCCCGATCCTATAAGGACCTTGGATGCATTTTGGTCAGGACAAATTAAAAGTAAAGAATGGCTAATCAGTAATTTAGATAATCACTTAGATCATGATCAAGTAAGTATTGAAATACACGGTGGGTGGGTCGGTGTACTAGCTAGTATGCTGTTTCAAAGTAATATATCTGTAAATAAAATTTGTAGTATAGACATAGATCCTACAGTAGAACCTATTGCTGTGCTCATGAATAAGAAAGAAGAAATAGAGGGCAGATTCAAAGCAATAACTGTAGATATGTGCAGTCTTATATCATTTGTAGATATTGTTATTAATACTAGTTGCGAACATATTTCTCAGCTACAGTACGAGCAATGGCTACGCAATAGAAATAACGATCAACTATTGGTATTACAGAGCAACAATTATAAAATAGAAGAACATATAAGAACAGCCGATAGCTTGGAAGAATTTAAAGAACAAAGCCATATAGATGTGTTATGGGAAGGAGAATTAGAAACTCCTATGTATACACGTTACATGATCATAGGCCGAAAGTAATGTATAACCTTTCTGAAATAAAAAAAGTACATTTAGAAGTAACTAGCAAGTGTCAAGCTAGTTGCCCTATGTGTGCTCGAAATATTCAGGGAGGTATTGAAAACCCATTTATATCTGTTACTGAAATAACCTTAGAGAAATTTAAAGAATGGTTTTCTGTTGAGTTCATACAACAGTTAGATAGGTTATATATGTGCGGCAATTTGGGCGACCCTATTATTGCCAAGGACACATTGCCTATATTTGAATATTTACGTATCACTAACCCTAGCATTGAACTAAGCATGAATACAAACGGTTCTGCTAAGAGTTGTGATTTTTGGAAAAAGCTAGCAGAGCTACAAGTTACTGTTCGATTTGGAATTGACGGTTTAGTTGATACACATTCCTTATACCGCATCGGAACAGATTATGTAAAAATATTAGATAACGCACGTCACTTTATCGAAGCGGGCGGAGAAGCTACTTGGGATATGTTAGTGTTTGAACACAATAAACATCAAGTCGATGCTTGTAAAGAAATAAGTGAACAACTTGGCTTTAAAGATTTTGTATCTAAAAATACATCACGATTTAAAGAAGGCAGTTTAAATGTAATTAATAAACAAGGAAAGACAACGCATATATTGTATCCAACGGATCGAAGCAAGCAGATTGTTGTTACTGAAGAATCTAAAATTATTAATTGCAAAGTAGCAAAAGAAAAAAGTTTATATGTAAGCGCAACTGGAAATATATTGCCTTGCTGTTGGCTAGACACAGAGTGGTTTAATCCTAATCATCTACACAGGATCGATTACATGGATAAAATTGGACACTATCCTAGCCTGCATAAAAACACCTTATTAGAATTATTCGACAGTAACTATTTTAATAGTATCGCAGATACATGGAATACTTCGCCTTTAAAGGAATGTAGTCGACAATGTGGTCAATTGGACAGATTCAATGAACAATTTAAGTAAAACAATTTGCCCATTGCCGTGGATACATTTAGCAACTCGTCCTAACGGTGATGTACGAGTATGTTGCACAGCTAATGCTAGCGGCGCAGGACAGGAAGATAGTAAAGAAATAGGGCTAATTACCAATAGTAGTGGCAATATGAATTTAAAAGATTATCCCCTTGCTGAAATATGGAATAGCAATTACATGAAGTCTGTAAGGTTACAGATGTTAAACAACCAAATTCCTTCAAGTTGTACTAAATGCTTTGAAGAAGAGTCTTCGGGAATTGTTAGTAAACGCCAGTGGGAAACAAGTGTATGGAAGGAGCGTTTAGATATTGATGCTATTATTGATGTAACTAGTCCAGATGGCTGTCTTCCTGTTGTTATTCCTTATTTTGATCTACGATTAGGAAACTTATGTCAGCTTAAATGTGTTATGTGCAGTCCCCATGATAGTAGTAGTTGGATTAAAGAATGGAAGTTACAGTATCCTAAGTACAGGACTATTGAACTAAAGCAAGATCAAAACTGGGACAGTGCCTTTGACTACACATGGTATAAGAAAGGTAACTTCCTTAGCGACATGCGATTGCAGGCAAACAACATTCGTGAGTTGTACTTTGCTGGGGGAGAACCACTACTGATTCCCGAACACTACAAAATTTTAGAATTTATGGTAGAAACTGGTGCGTCTAAGTCTTGTATATTACGCTACAACTCAAACGGGTTAGAGTTGCCCGAAAAATTATTTGAATTATGGAGTCATTTTAAACAAGTAAAATTTAACTTTAGTATTGATGCTGTTGGTGAACGTAATGATTATATACGCTATCCTAGTAAATGGATTGATGTTGTCACTAACTTAGAAAGACTCGATGATACTCCTGACAATATTACTATTAACATTGCCTGTGCGGTTCAGTTATTAAACGTATTGAATATACCAGAACTTGTGCATTGGAAGGAAAGCAAAAACTTTAAAAAGATTAATCTTCCTCCATATGGCGCAGGTTTAGTCGGAACGCATCTTGTTTACTTACCGAGCTATCTAAATGTTAGAGTACTACCACACCATCTAAAAAATAAAGTAGCAAAACAAGTCGAATACTTTTGTTCACGAAGATCAGCTGATAAGGAATTTATGACTAATCCTTATGGTGTTAACCGTTGGCAAGGTTTAGTGCAATATATGATGGCAGAAGATTGGTCTAACAAATTGCCAATATTAGAAGATTACTTAACTGTAACAGACCAACAGCGCGGTACGGATTTTACAAAGACGTTTCCTGAGTTAATAACTCTTTTTTAATTTGTATAAAATCATCCAAATCTTTTGCCTTAGGCACACACATGCCACAGCCACATCGAGTATTAGGACAAACAATACTTTCTCCAGATTGCAATCTTAATTTTAAATCCTTAATTAATTGATCTGCGTCTTTTAAATAACCAACAGCGCCACGCTTGTTGCCATGTAATGCTTGACAAGTCTGATGATGATATATTGTA